TAAAACTCATAAGGGAAAGAGCATACCGATAGCTAAGATCAGACCTAACCAGATACAGGGAATGGAGAAAGCTACTCATTATGAGGGAGTGTATGGAGGCTTTTTAATCAATTTTAGAGAGCTGGAGGAAACTTATTACATAACTGTACAGGATGTGATCCAGTTTACTCAGACAGAGGAGAGAAAGAGCATACCTGTAGAGTGGTGCAGGGATCACGGAGTAAAGATAGAGCAAAAAAAGAAAAGAGTGAGATACAGCTACGATCTGGAGAGCTGGTTAAGGAGGTACTATGGAAAATCCGTGTAGTAATTGTGATAGTACATCAATGGAGATGTGTTTGCTTATTAGACATTGTGAGCACTGGGTAACAAAGAAATCTAAAGAGGAGAGCAGGTGTAAAGAGTATGTAGGAGTTACCTGTGTAAATGGTGGATGCCCTAACGCTATGGCGGATGAGTACCCAGAGTATGGTTATGAACATTGTACCTGTGAGGAGTGTGGATATTATAAGGGATGTGAGGATTGTGCCTTAGCAGGTACAGAGCATTGTAATAAGGCTCCTACAGGAGGAGGTAAAGATGGTACAGAGTGATAAATTAAAGAAAATCATAGCAGAGGTAAAAGAGGAGAGCTCCCCTGTAATAACTCTCTCAAATGAGTTAATAGCAGATTTTAGTAAGGAGCTTGATAGTGCTATCTCAGAGCTGGATATGATTATGGAAAGCATAGGAGAAAACTCTATAGAGGATATACCAGATAGCCAGATAGAGTACTACTGTGTTAAGATCCCAGCCCTTATGTACTATGCAGGGCAGAGAGTAGAGGAGCTGGGTATGCAGGTAGATCTAGCCTCTAACGCTAAGAAAAGTGCTCAAAATGAGGCGATGGTAAAAGTATCTGGTACTGTGCAGGAGAAGAAAGCCAGAGTAGAACAGCTCACAGAGGACAAAGCTTTAGTAGAGGCTATTTATCGTAGAGCTTACAACAGCCTCAAAGTTAAGTTAGAGATGGCTGAGAAGATCTACAGCGGATTAAAGAAATCTCTCTCAAAGAGGATAGCAGAGGTAGATCTGGATAGATTTAGTAAGGATAAATATACCAGAGAGCCAGAGGATCCTATGGAGGAGTAAGCCTATGGAGCGATGGGCTTATGCGTACTTTAGGAGGCAAGCCATAGAGGATAGATGTAAGCAGGAGGCACAGTGGCTAATAGATAATCCTAAGGACAGTATCCGTAAAATGGCTAAAGAGTTTTGTATAAGTAAGAGCCAGCTACATAGAGATCTCCATGAGCTCAGAAATATAGATGATGATCTCTATGTACAGTGTAGAAATATTTTAAGGAGGCATAAAAGGCGATGTTTATAAGAGTTGAGGATCAGAGCGGAAACCTTACTATCTGGCTTAATGTGAACCAGATAGCAAAGCTGGAGGAGAGCAGGAGCTCAGAGGAGTTAATGGGATACAGTGTAACTACTGTGGATAATAAGGAGTATTACTCTCCAGATGTTAAGGCTATACAGGCTTTATTGATGCCAGTAGTTGTAATGGAGCCAGAAAGAGATATTGTAGAGGAGCTTAAAAAGCTGGATATGATGAGAGATGTTATGGCGAGGTGTTAGAGATGGAGGAAAAGTTAGATAAGTTTTTAGCATATCTGGAGAAGAATGGAGTAGAGATCTCTGGAGAAACAGCTTTTAAGTGTGATGATGGTATTGTACTTTTTAGCCCTAATGAGGGAGGAGGAGTAGATATAGCCATTATCAGAAATGTAATTGAGTTAAATTACAATTTAGGTATCACGGATGCAGATGTAAACCTTTTTAATACAGAGGTAGGCATTATGCAGGAGTTAGGAGGAGAAAGTTAATGGTAATAGAGGAGTGTGCTAGCAGAAAAGGGCGATGTTTTGCAACAGTTACTATGACTTATGACGAGATAAGAGATATAGCTAATGGTTTATATTATTTATCTAAAGATAAGCCAGAGTATACAGGTATAAAAGATAAGTGTAAGGTTGTTTTTGATATGGTTAAGCATGGAATGATACAGCCAGAAACAGTAGAAAGCATGAGTAAGAAAGCAGGCGTAAAAGATGGCGGAGATAGATAACCTCATAGCAGAGGTAAATAAGAAGTATAAAACGGATATAATCCGTAAAGCATCGGATCTTAAGGGGATAGAGTTTATCCCCTATACCTCTCCTATGATGAATTACTTAACCAGAGGAGGAGTGCCTGTAGGGAGGATCATAGAGCTAGTGGGATTACCACAAAGCGGAAAGACTACCACAGCTCTGGATATTATCTCTAATTTCCAAAAGAAATACAAAGATAAGTACTGTGTATATCTGGATGCAGAAAACACGATAGATAAGGAGTGGGGAGAAACTCTTGGAGTAGATTGGAGTAAGGTAATACTCATCCAGCCAGAGAGTGAGTACGGAGAGGAGCTCTTAGATATGCTCTTAGATTACATAAGATCTGGTAAGATCGGCTTAGCAGTATTAGATAGTGCTCCCTTTATTATCCCTAAAGCAGTACAGGAAAAGGGCTTAGATGAGAAAAGCTATGGCGGTAACAGTGCTCTTATGAAAGCCTTTTGTGATAAGGCGGTACCGCTCTGTAAGAAAGTGGAGTGTACTTTTCTCCTCATCAATCAGTTACGAGAAAATATAGGAAATCCGTACAAGCCTTTTAAGATCCCCTGTGGCACAGCTATAGCTCATGCGTGCTCACAGATCTTATGGTTTACAAAGGGATCCTTACTGGATGAGAAGTATAAAGAGGTAAGTAGCGGATATGCTAACCCTAGTGGTAATCTGGTAAGCGTGAAAGTGGAGAAAAATAAGGTTACTAAAAATGATCGTAGGCTCCAGACTTACACACTTAACTACAGTACAGGAGTGGATGAGATCAAGGATACTCTGGATCTGGCTATCATGCTGGGGATCATCTCACAGGCTGGAGCGTGGTTTAAGGCTATCCTTAAAGACGGAAAAGAGCAGAAAATGCAGGGATTTAATGGAGTGCAGGAGTTTTATTATAATGATCTGGAGGAGCTGGAGTATCTTAGAAAACAGGTATATGAGGCAGGGATGGTATGAGAGAAATAGAGGAAACCTTAGCACATAACCTTAGAGAGGTAAGAGAGAAAAAGGGATACACTCTAAAAGATGTGGTAAAAGGTACAGGTTATACAGAGGTAAGTATAAGCAGATGGGAAACAGGTACACGGATCCCTAAGGCTACAGTACTTTACAATCTGGCTAAATTCTACGGAGTATCTGTAGATAGATTTTTCTGGAAATAAGAGCAGGAGGAGGCAGTAAAAAGCCTCCTCTATTATTTTATACAGGGGTTATATAAAAAGTGCTTGACATTATTATATAGGGGGTATATATTATAAGTGAGGTAAGGAACTAGATACAAACTGAAAGAGAGGTAAACAATATGAGATATAAAGAGGATAACGATAACAGATACAGAGTAAACTTTATGATAGCTACAGAGGAGCTCATGGATGCCCTTACAGTTGAGAGCTTTATCTCTTACTTAGAAGAAAATGCAGAGTTTGAGGATTATACAGTAGAGTACATTGACGGTAAATGTGTTAAGTGTAGAGCTTATGATCTCACAGAGGAAAACAGTAAGCTCCATAAGGAGTTTTTAGTAACAGAAGATGGCAGAGTATTTTACTGGAGAACCTTATTAGATAAGATCGAGTTAGTAGATGATGAGATCCCAGAGGGAATGGTAGAGGGATTACAGGAGGGAGCTACATACAGACATTTTAATGCTATCTGGGTAGTAGATAAGATTTATACGGTAGATGATCCTACACTCTGGTATAAGCTCAGAATTAAGAGCCATGTAATAAAGAAAAGCCCTATGTATAAGGGGATTGGTACTATGGATTGTGCATATAGCAGGGGAGCCTAAGGGCTCCCAGACAGGAGGGAAATATGTTTACAGTTTATCTTAAGAGTGCTGGAGGCACAAAGAAATACTTTACAGAGTTTGAAACAGAGGCGGAGGCTGAGAGCTTTTGTAGAGAGTATGGCTGGGAGTGGGTAGATGAGAATGAGTTTGTATGGGATATGGATTATGAGGAGGTGCGGAGATGAGTATACATGGAGTAAATGCTAGACAGCTCCAGATAATAGGTATCCTTAAGGAGGCTAAGTGTACAAACACAGCGGAGCTACAGGAGGAGTTAGGAGTATCTAGGAGAACACTTAGAACGGATATAGCGTATCTAAAGAGAGTGTATCCAGATAAGTTAATAACCCACAGAGGCAGGTATACAGGCGGTTTAGAATGGGTAG